GTCTTACGAATAGTTTCAGACCACTGCGACAGTAGTACTGCGAAATCCTCGTCAATACAATCAAACTTTTTCATGTGATTGATAATGATACGCTTTTCAGTCGCAAGTGTTGGATACGGTTGTTCCATTGTGATCGTGAAACGCTCAAGGAAAGCTTCATCGATAATCGTTGCTGCTACGAAACGACCATCATCAGAACCCTTACCTTTAGTGTTTGCTGTTGCAATAACGTTAAATCCTTTTGAGGGACTAACGACTTGACCTGTCTTTTTGATCATAACAGGCTTGCCTTCAAGAACACCTTGTAGACACATGATCTTGTTTGATCCACGGTCAATCTCGTCAATGAGAAGGATTGCGCCTTGCTTCATTGCCTTGATGACTGGACCTTCTGAGAAAACGGTCTCACCGTTAACTAAACGGAAACCACCGATAAGATCGTCCTCATCGGTCTCAGGAGTAATTTGTACACGAACATATTGACGATTGGTTTTGGCACAAGCCTGCTCAACCATCATAGTCTTACCGTTGCCTGACAGACCAGCGACATATACTGGATAAAAGATACCAGACTTAACGATTGACTCAACGTCCTTGTAGTGACCCCACTTTACGTAAGTGGTATCAAGTGAAGGTACATATACCTCATCGTTCAAAACTGATTGTACTGACGATGCCACTGAAACATTTTCCTTATGTTGTTCATCCCTGAACGGTAGTATAACCGCTTCGAGATTATATACGCCACGACGAACCTTAGGCATTGCGTGAGCGAGTTTGTAACCTTCTGACTTAGGAAAGCCAAGGTTAGACGCCGTAGCCATAAGCTCGGCTGGTGTAAATTCTGTCTTGTCGGATGACGCCAAAGATCTGACGATAGTGTCCTGTGCAAGAGTTAATGTAGTCATAATATAGTCTCCTTCCATTTGATAGTACTATTATACCATAGTCTTCTACCAATGTAAATAGCCAAATGCTATTTTTTTTCACTTTTTTCACTTTTTTTCTTATCTTTCCACCATTGATCTACTCTGTCGTTGTAATCTTTCATACGAAAAAATTGGCTAAATCCTGTATGTCTGTGGTACATCAACTGTGGACCACTAAGGACTTTATCTATAGGTCCGTCCTTAGTGATCTCAATTCCTTTGTCTTTTCTCATGCCACCATTTGAGCAAATTGAGCTGCGAGCACGCGGTTTCCTTTCTTACTGTTAGCGAACTTCTTAAAGGCTCGAGTGATCTCACCTTTGGTTGCGTTCTCACGAATTGCAAAATCTTCAGTATCAGTATCAAGTGTGCGACGATCCGCTTTCACTACGAAGAAACGATCATAACCAAGTGTGTCATCGTATGAGGCAAACTTATTCTTGTTTAGCATTTTGTTTGCGTTACGGAATGACTCTTGATCCCAAGATCCTGTTGCTCTACTGATTGCTCGGTTTGAGTCATAACGACGTTCTGCTAGGAAGAACCCAACATTAGTACAACCCAATGAACGAAGGTTATCAGTCAGTTTCACAGTAAGGTCATGGTTGCTAAACGCTTTAACTATTTTGTTATTTATAGAAACAGCTGTACCACGAGTATGAACGGTTGATGCATCTTCCTTTGTGTACATGTACTGAGCATCACCGTCAGTGATAATCACGTTAATGACGCGTTGCACTGGATGACGACTCTTGAACTGTTGTACGATATGCGGCATTGCGATCAGTGATTCGTTTAGCGGAGTACCACCAAGTTGGTCATACTCACCGCAGAAGTTACCGTATGGCATACCGTAACCACAAGTCTGCATAAACATTTGAAAGAACGCAGTGTCGTAATCAGTCTTAGTCATAGACGAAGATAAAAGGTTAAAGATACGAACATCACGGTGGTCAATATCACCAGGAAGTAGGGTTGCTTTAGCGTTTTCCCATCTGCCGTTAGTAAAGCCATAAACCTCAAACGGTATATTGACTTTCTTACAGAACGTTGATAAGTTAAGTATTTGCTTGATGACTGATCCCATGATCCCATGCATTGAGCCTGAGTAGTCAACTAGCATAATCATACCATGTGACTTTGCATCAGCAAGTTTTGTAACGCGGCTAAAGATATCGTCGTTGTACTTGTAGCTGTGTAGCTTGTTTACGTCCAACGAACCAGAGCGTGCAGTCTGAGCGCGGCTGTATTGATATGCGGCTTTACGCATCTCAAACTCTTTAGCCATGACTGATGTTACCTTTTTAGTTTCAGCCATAAACTCAGCGAAGTCCGATGCGTGTTCAGAGACGTCGTATTTGTAACCACCAGGGTTTGCCTCCATAACCTTTTGACGAGAAGCCATTACTTCCTTGTAGGATACAAGCATATCGTTGATCTGTTCCTTACGAAAACCATTTACGATCTTTGGCTGTGATCCTACTTCATCGGTATCAAGTAGCTTGCTTTCGTTACGACGAAGAGCTTCATCAGTCTCAACACGGTGAGACTTTTTGTTGGTTAGTGGAGAATCAGCAAGTTCACGATTGCCTTCCTCACCACCTAACTGCTTCTGGTTATCCTCAGTTTTGTCGCCATCACTGTCTTGACGGTGTCCACTCGGATGTTGATCAACATCAGCATCAGATCCGTTGTTTTGATCTGTATCCATCTGCTGTTGAGTGTCGGTATCATCTCCACCATCTTCGTCAGCAGATCCAAAATCCTCAGTTTGAGATTCAGCATCTTGATCTTGACCTGAAGACGGCGCTTGCGCCTCTGCGGATTGTAACTCCTCAGTTTCATTGTTATCCTCCTGCTCAGCAAACTCAAGTAAGGCTCTGCATACGTTAAGAACGTCATCCCAAGTCTCAACGTTCATAGCCATGTCTACGAACTGCTGTTCAATTGCGTTAAAAGGTACCTCAACAAGTTCGCGTAGTTTGGACTTAATGTTAAGGCGATTCATAAACGACATATCCGAAATGTCTTTGCCTGCGATCTCAAAGAAGTCGTTCTCAAACAGATGTGCGTAGCCTTGCTTAAAGGAACGGACCAACCCAGGATACTGTCTCTGGATTTTTTTCTCAATACGGATATCTTCGACTATATTGATAAACGCGCGAGGGATCCCAGGAACTTCGATCTCACAATCGTGCCAACCTTCGGCTGGTGTATAAAGGGCATGACCTACTTCGTGACCGACCAACATATCAAGCAAACCTTTATTATCATACTTCCACATAGGTAAGCAAAGAATACGATTTTGGACGTCAAACGATGCCGTATGGTAGTTCCCATAGCGGACGGTGATGTTCTCCTTCGCCAGCAGTTTTGCTAGGATTGACTTTGACTCGTTCATGGCTACTCCTTCCATTTGATAGTACTATTCTACCATAGTTTCGTATGGATGTAAATAGCTAATATGCATATTTATGAAAAAAAGTTCATTTTTTTTTTAGCCAGAGACGTAATTTTCCTTAGGTCTGTACCAAACTTTCTGATGATATATCTTAGCCAACAGATCAACAACGCGTCGTTTATCGTCATTATTGCTTAAGTTAGACTGTAGTTCCTGCAGAGCTTTTTCTATCAAAGCTATGTCTTTTACGTCTAATCTGAACTCCGTGTTTGGTTTCATGCCACCATCTTACTAAAGTTGTGCTCCTTGGCGAACTCAATCTTACTACGGAATTTACCATCCAATAGATCACCCTTGTGACTGATGACGAATACGTTTGAGTCGTCCTCCAGTGTACCAAGGATCTTCATAAGGTTATCTACGCCGTCATGGTCGAGTGAGCTATCGAAGGTTTCGTCCAAAACGAGGAGGTTTGTTGATGTTGAGTTTTTCATACGTGCGATCTGTCGCCATGTAAACAACAAGGCCAAATCAATACGCTGCTTTTCACCCTCAGAGAACGATGCATAATTGAACGAATCCCTATGGCGTGACTTAATGACCTCGTTAAAGTTTTCGTCAAGGTGGAACGATACAAAGAAGTCAAGTACTTGTAAGTAGTTGTTCACCAGTTTGTTCATCACTGGTAGATACTCCTTAATGATCTTAGTCTTGATGCCAGTGTCCTTTAACATTTCAGCCGCTGCGTCGTTATAGGTTCTTTCATCGATCAAATGGAGTTTTTGTTCTGATACGCCGTCACGTTCCTCGACCAGAGTGGACAGTTCAGAGTTGGCCTTGCCTAGATCTCCGCCCTTGCCATTAAGGCTGCTGATGTCGTTTTCGATATTTCGTATCTGTCCTTGCATCCTGGAGATTGATGTATTGTTAGAAGAAACAAGTGATGTTCTCTTCCGTACTTCCTCGGAAATTTCATTGAGCCGTTGAATATCCTGTTCCACAGAAGTTGACTCTGTAGAGACATCGTCCATTGCTTTGTGAAGCTCCGCCGCTTTGTCTTGGGCTGTTTTGAGTTTCCCTGATCTAACACTCTCACTAATATCTTGGGAACATGTGGGGCATGAGTCATTATCCTCATAAAACTTCGCGTCTTTAACGACTGTCCTAATTTGCTGTTGGAACTGAGCTTGGTATTGGAGTAACGCTTGCTTTTTGTCGTGTTGCTTTTTAAGGTTTGACTGAAGCTCGTCCTGGACCTTTTCGATGTAATCAGTGGCCTCTTTACATTGCGACTGTAACGTATCGATTTCTTTGTTGAGGTTGTCGATCTCTTTACGTTTTTCTTTAATCTGACCATCATTAATCTCCGTAATATCTCTAATGTACTTACGCTGTAGGGTTACCTTTTCCTTCATAAGCTCAAGGCGATAGTTCGTATCGTTGATCTCTTCCTTGAGTTTACCGTTTCTTTCCTTAAGGATTTGATTCATTTTACTAAACACCTGTATATCCAACAAGTCCTCGATTACTTCACGTCGGATGTAAGCAGGTAGTTGCATAAAGGGAATGAATGAGGATGATCCTAGAACAACGATCTGGTGAAACGATTTGTGGTTTAGCTTAAGAATGTTTTGCTCAAGGAACTTTTGGTAGTCACGAGCCATGGAGGCCTGATTGATCATATTGTCGTTTTGCCATATCTCAAACTTATTTGGCTTGATACCACGAACAACCTTAAACGAATGCGGTCCAATGTCAAACTCAACCTCAACGACGGTACCCTTACCATTAATAGTATTGACCATCTGCAGTTTATTAATATCGCGGTGAGCCTTACCGAATAAACCAAACGACAATGCGTCAAGCAGTGTTGATTTACCTGAGCCGTTTTGACCGACGATTAGTGTTGATGGCGATCTATCGAGTTGTACCTCAAGGAACGTGTCACCGGTTGATAGGAAGTTCTTCCATCTTACATTACGAAACTTAATCATAGGATCTCCATATTCTGTGCTTCGACGTATAACCCTCGCATCAGACCCTTCATCTTTTCTTTATCAAGTTCGGTATCAACCGACTCGACGTATGTGTCAAGCAACTCTGTGGTATCCTCAACGGATATCTCATCGTCGTTAACATTTGAGCCAAGGAACTCATCAAACGTTTCTGCGATCTTTAACTCATAGGTATCCACCTGATGTATACGATCAATGAAACGATCAAACAAGAACGGATCCGACTTATTAGCAACGACTACCTTTACGAACTTATTCTTAAGTTTATCAACATCAAAGTTGGTATAGTCGTTAACCTTATCGTCATAAACGACCTTCTCAAAGATAGAGATAGGATTGCGAACTGGAGTTAGTTCCCTCGTTTCTGTATCGATCACGTGAAAGTATTTTGGATCGCCGGCGTCAGCCCAGGTAAACTCCATCTGAGACCCTAGGTAATGAACATTGCCCTGTTGCGATTTTGTATGGAAGTGGCCTGTCATAACACACTCGAATCTCTTAAAGACTTCGGCCGACATGCCGTGCGTGTTTTGTACTCCGCGCATCATTTCAAAACCAGTCAGTTCGAGGTGGGCGCCAACCCATGAGGCATTACACTTACCTAAGAACTTCATCGTTTCTTCGTAGTTCTCGTTATTGATCCATGGTACCAGTGCTATCTTTAGACCATCATAGTCTAAGACCTTTGGCTTCATAACGATGTTTACGTTTGATGTAAAGTATCCAAGTAGTTCCTTAAGGGAACACAGATAGTTAGTGTTCTTATAGTATACGTCGTGGTTGCCCGGAATGATATCCATGCTAATACCATCGTCACGCATACGTTCAAGAAACGATTTACGATTTTGATTTAATGCCTTAAAGTTGACGTACTTACGATGGTCGTAATAGTCACCAAGATGAAGTATCTGCGTAATGCCGTGTTCCTTTAGATAAGGAAAGAATACTTCGTTATAGAATCTGTCTTGGTAATTAAGGAAGATGTCTGAGCTATTTCTGACACCACAGTGGGTATCATTCAAGACTGCGATTTTCATATGTTATCCCATAAACAATTCAACGCCTGAACGTTTTTTAGTTTTTTGCTTTTTCTTTTCTTTTGTTGCGAATTCTTTGATCTGTGTATCATGGTCGCGTACCTTATCAATACGGTCCTTGAGTTGATCAACGAATGCACGACTAACCGATTGGTCAACCATACCGCCTTCATCGTATTGAATAAAGTCGTCAATACCTGCTTTCTCAATGAATCTGAACTTGATGTCCTGCTGACGTTTTTCCTTGGCCAACCTACGAAGAAATGCATAGTAGCAAATCTGTGTAAAGTAAGCAAAGGCGTTAGGGTTACCAGTTCGAGTCGCTGTTTCAATGTTGTAGTTGGTCACTGCTTTGAGACAGTTCTCAACTGCGTCCATCACCATCTCTTCGCGGTAGGTATAGCGAATAAAGTTGGACTTGTGGGATAAACCCTCAGCGATCTTAAGAAAACACTCTGCGATATAGTCAGGAACGATAGGTAGCTTTTCGTTCTTTTCCTCGGCCTCTCTCACGAGTTTAACGTAATCAACGACAGCCAGAGAGAACTGCTTGTTGTTGACGTAGTGTGGTTTTTGCTTAGGTTTCATAATACTCCTCAATCACTACGATATCATATTGTACTATTATACTATAGTTTAGGTTGAATGTAAATAGTTAATTAATAAAAATAATTTCATAAATATGCATATT